TGTAGAGAGTCGTTTTTCAATAGTTTCAGGTAAAGGCTCGCCCAATGGCGGTAATTCTGTGCCCAATTCCTGCTCAATCTCGGCTCTATACTGGAAGGCCAGATGCTCGCGGATATGCGATTCAACTGCTGCCTGCAATACTTTCATGCCTTGAGGGTTATTTTGACCCATTTGCGCCAACTCAGGGTCTTCCATTGCGGTCATGTGTATAGTAATGTGCGCTTCCTGATCCTGATACTCAAACGCCTTGACTGGTCTGCCATTCATCATATCCATGTTCTCGGTAACAGGATCGGTTGGTACCGCCTCA